TTTTTGCGCTTTGGTGCCCTTGTTTTTGTCTTCATTGACTTGCGTGGGTGTAGCGGCCCCCACATTTCCCGCCGTTAACGTAATATCTTGCGTACCATCAAACGCTACCCCCGAAATTTTGCGCGGTGTTGCCAGTTTTTGCGAGGCAACGGCTGTTCCTGTTGAGGGTAATCGGGTATTGGCATTGTTATTCGCCGAATAGGCTGAATCCATAGCGCTACTATGTAAATCAGTCACTAATTTTTGTGTCGGAGCTAATGCCTGGCTAGAGCCCGTTTTATCCGTTAGTTGGGTAAATCCTTTTGCCGTCAATGTTGCATCGGGATGATTACGGGATTTTTCGTGCGCTTTTAACGCATCATCTAATTGTTGAAAATCCAGTGTTCCTTTAGGGCGTAAATCGGTAATTTTTCCATCTGCTGAAATCGACGCGATCGCAAACACAAAATGCGCAAAACCAGTGTTATCGATAGTGTTTTTTAAATCAGGCTTAACGGTCAGTTGAATCTGAGTTTGCCAACGACTGGTAATATTTCCTTGGTAACTCACATCGGCATAAACCTTAGTATTTTCCGCGGGTACGGTGATATTCTGGTTTGAGGTTAATTCCGCTCGTAATCCACCAATGTAACCAATACCTTTTGTGACAAAATATTGATTCCCTGTTTTACCCACTAAAAACGCATCGCCAAAAAAAGAGGCTTCACCGTAATTGTCGGTATTAACCAGGCGTTGCATTTCATCTATGCCAGAAAGCCTAGCGGTAAAATCAATCTGCCACATTTCTGCTGGGGTATTGATAGCGGTTTCTTTGCTGGCACCTAAATACTCCAACAAGAAAGAACGGGTTAATACGTTACCCTGTTGCCCTGCTTGGGTTTTAATTTTGCGTTGGGTAGGTGCGTGCACAATCATCGCTACCGTGCCAGATTTTTTATTTAATAAACCAATCCAATTAAAATCAAAATCTCCAATTTCAGCACCAACAGTAACCGAATAGGCCACCGCATTTTGATTGACGACGCCCGTTTTATTTACCATTTGACGATGCACAATGTATTTTGCATCGGGTAACCCTTCATTGCGGTCAATCGGTTTTTCAAGCTCTAAATTCGGGATATGTGCAAAGACAAATTCGTCTAATACAATCAAGTTTCCATCAATCGACTCTTGGGCTTTCCAGCGCTCAAATGCCGTTGTAATAATAGATTGTGACATTTGTTACTCTCCTTGTAACAATGACGCGCTAAAGGTCTGATATTCACAATCAGCCCAACCAAAACGCATCACTAATTGATTATTGGTGATCACTTCAAAACGATAACGGCGACAGGTGCGCCCATACTGGCGAATAATGCCCATTAATAAATCGGGATTACCTGCGATTTGCCCGTCACTCACCCGTAAAATAATGACATCCCAATCAATATCAGGCTGACGCTCTAACAGTTCGACATAACCCACACCGAGGCGCTCAAAAATAGCAATAAAGCCACTGACCGAACCCGCATCGCGCGCATTAATAAACGCAAACTTTACGCGCTTGCGAAATAAATCTAATGGCTCGCCTTTAAAACGGTGAATATCGCGTTGATACGCAAGCACCGATAACAATTCTTCTGAGCAGGTTTCTGCGTCCAATTGTTTAAGTGGCCATAACATCCAGTCATAAACACCCGACCAAAATTTGCGCACCGCATTTAACAACTTTGCGGGCTCACCTTTGTTCATCCATGACGGCAAATTTAAGCCTTTTAATCGTTCCTTGAAATCAGGCATCTTGTAGCTCCACGGTCAGCGATTTTAAACGGGGCACACTCAATTCACTGATAATGTCCGTTTGATTAAATTGCAGGGAATCGACCAGGATAAAATGGCGATGAATTTCGCGCCCCAAATTGGAAAATGAAAAACGCGAGTATGGCCATGTTTTTTTCACGTCATAACTGGTGTTTTCACGAAACGCACAGCGCACCAGATTTTCAATATCTTGTTTGAGTTTGCTCTGCTCATTGGCGGTTAAGTTGGTGATATTTTCCACGTACACCGTCAATGTAATGGCGTGCTGGGTTTCAGGCATGGGCATACATTGCATATCATCACCGTGTCCGTGATGCCCTTGTGTATTGACGTAATCATTGACTTTGTCGATAAACGGCTGGCTGATCACTCCACTGTCTAACAGTAAATAGGCATTGGCGGTACCCGCGCCTCGAGGCGCATCATGTAAAAAGAAAATACGGTCAATGCTCAAACCCACCACGCTGGCAATCATCCCTTGATATACCGCGTCAGTATGATAGTTCCCCACTAAATTATATTGGTTACGGCAACGATCACGTAAATCATCATCACTCTCTTTATCTGCGCCTGGCACTAACAACCAATTTTCTTCATTTTGCGCCCGCTCAATACCTGGCACGGCAACGGGTAAAATACGGAAATAGCCTGGCGCGAGATTAAAGGCACCGCCTGCATCACTGGCATCAACCGCAATCAAGGCAGACTCTTTTTCAATCGTGACCGTTTCCGTCGTCACGACACTGTAAATCTGCCCGTTAATGCGCTCTGTCTGCACGACGGTGCCCGCTGGCACTGTGACACTGTTTTGCCCTGCTACACGATAAAAGCGTACTTGTCCTTTGGCTTTCGTCGCAGGCTTACGTTGTAGGTTCACACCCCAGGCAAACATTTCTAGCCACGCCCCCGATGCGGTAGCCAGATACATATTGGTGAACACCAAATTAATCAAGGCGTCTTTGAGCCATTGAACGGGGGTTGTGACAAGGGTATTAATCAAACGCCAAAACGGTGACATATTGGAAGTATTGGTGATTAAGCCTTCTTCTTTCACAATGTCGTTAAATTGCTGATTAATGTCATCAGCAGTGATGGGCATGCCGTTGTCTTTTAATGCCGATTCATAGTCAATTTGTGGACGTTGTTTATTCGCCATAATTTACCCCGACACTAATACGGCCAAAATCATAGGTATCTGCGGTCACCCATAATTTTTTTACGTTTTCTTCATCAACGATAATCGTGCCTGGAATCAGTCGCACATCATCTTCAACCAGTAACACAATCTGCATCCGAATATCGGCGCGCAAAGTAGGGCTACGTTCGGCGACTAATTGTGTCGCTAAACCACTTTCAATAATCGCATGTGCAATGTCTTGTGTGATACTTTCACGGTTATTACACAATTTAGGCTCAAAGCCTGCATTGAGCGTAAAGTCACGCTCAGTTATCAATAAATCAATGTATTTCGCCTGTTCCATGGCTTCTATCCTTAATTAAGCGCGCTCCACTCTTCCAAATCCGCGGGTGACATCACATTGCCATTGTTGATCGTGATATTTCCGTATTGTCTGCGATTATCAACATTGGTCTGATTGTTATTAATTTCTTTATTTAAACCGCCTTTATTAATGCCTTTTAAATCCCCACCCGTTAATAATGACGGCTGATAATCAAAACGGCGGTTAGGTTGATTTTGATTAATGGCATTAAAATCAGGTTGAACCGGCACACTGGACAACGCCGAATTGACGACGGCGGTTTCAGTTTCTTTTAAATCAATGCTCACGCCAGGGAGATAATTTAATTTGCTGGCCACCGCATTAAACACGCTGTTAAAACTGTCACTTAACCAATTCCAAAGCCCATCAAATACGCTCTTAATGGAATCTGAAATACCATTAAATGTGTCACTGATAGAGAAGTTTTCAAACCAACCGCACAAGGCATCCCAACCGCCTGCGACCCCATTCCATAAATCGGCAAACAGTTGTGATACCGTGTTATAAATCGCAATAAAGGCTTGCACAGGTGACAATGAGAAAAACCATTGGCACACGGCATCCCAACCTTTGGCAATGCCTACATACATCAAATTTGTTATGCGGGTAATGGATGCCCAAAAACTGGCAAATACGCTAACGGGATTGATGCGTTCTAAAAATTGAACGGTAGCATCCCAGCCCTTAATAATATTGCTTTTTACGCCATCCCATTCCTTCACTATCCATTTCGCGCTATTCGTAAATGCAGTGGCAACCATCATTACCGCTTTAATGGTCATTCTTAATGGGAATGTCAGTAACGCAATGGCTTTCGCCACACTCTTACCAAAGGCTTGACCTGCAATCGTGGTTTTATTCAGTGTCTTTTCTGAAAATTCAATCGGCGTGAGTAAATCCGTAAACCAATTGAAAACCTTTTTTACCGCTTCCCACACAACGCCCAACGCTTTGCCGAGTTCGCCAAACATAGAGCCAACGGGCGACATAGAGTCAAAGGCTTCTAAAAACCCTTGCACAAAGCCTTTAAAAAATGCCTTGATGGGTTGCCAAAATTTCACGACAGCAATCGCGACCAGGGCAAACAAGCCGATTAATAATAAAACTGGCCATGTGATAGAGGTAAATCCCAGCGCGGTGGCAAAAGAGGCAATTTTTGTGGTATTTAAAAACCCCGTCAGTTTAGCGAGGGAGCTACTAAAAAAGCCGGTGGCTTTCGTCACTAAATCGTATTTGCCTTTCATCAGTGACAACAACACGCCCCCCGTTTTCCACAACGGCAGAATGCCGACCCACAGCAACCGACCGATACCCAGCACGATATTCGCCATAGCACCCATTGCCGTGAATGCAATAAACCCCGTCACCACATAACCAATGGCACGCGCAATATTGGGAAATAATGTTAACCAACGCACGAGCATTTGCCCCATATCAGCAATTTTATTAATCAAGGGCACAATCACAGGCAATAATGTCATGCCGACCGCAATGCGGATAGACTCCCAAATCGACAATAACCGTTCCCACGGATTGGCTAACATACTCGCCATTTCGGTGGCACGTTTCATCCCGTCATCACCGCCTAATGCCGAGATGTTTTTGCGTAACACATCGACGTTATTAAACAACGATTTCACGACAATCGCCGAATCGCCAAAGGCATCCTCAATCTCTTTTTGAGCCTTTAAATTACCTGCAATGGATTTGCCGTATTTCCCTTGCAATTTCTCCAGTATTTCGGGCATCGTCAGCATTTGCCCTGATGCATTAACAAACGATAGACCGAGTTTTTTCGCCCCGTCCGTTGCCCCTGACAGAAACGACTCATACGCGCCACTGGACTCTGTGCCTAATGAGCGTTGCAACTCCCCTAACACGGCTAACTGTTCATCAATACCAACCCCAAATTGCGTTCCCGCAGAGCGTGCGCCTTCCATCAAATCAGTGATTTCAGCCATAGAGGTGCCGAACGTTTGCGACATAATAACGGCTTTGCCTGCCAGCTCTTCTGCGAACGTCACTTTGCCCACGCTGTCCGCATAGCCCTGAAATTGGGAAAACATTTTTCCCATGTAAGCGTTGGATTCTTCTGCGGTGGTTTTTAGTGCTGATGCCGTAATGTTGCTGATTTTGGTCAGTTGAGGGAGTTCATTATCAGAAATACCACTAATGGCCTTTCTGATAGAAAGAGAAGATTCAACGAATTGCACGGCGGATTTACCGTATTGTGCGCTAAAGGTCAGCGCATCATTGGTAATTTTTTTCATCGCGCCATCGTCTACACCCGTGACTTTTGCCATGTCGAGTGCGTCTTGAATAGCTAACGCGGGGTCTAAAACGTTTTTCAACGCAAAGACAGAGCCAGCCAAGCCAGCCCCACCGACCGCGATATTTTTAAATGCTTCTTGTGAGGTTTCAGCGAATTGAGTCACGCCTGCTTGCACTGCCTTCAAGGGCTGAGTGACTTTATCAATCATGCTGAGTGTAAAATCTAATGTACTCATCATTCACCCTTGAAAGCTAATGCAATGCCATTTGCGACCGCGATGCGGTGATTTTCTGTGAAGTGGTTATCTAGCCAAATTGCGCATGCGAAGCTGTCGATATCATCCTGTTCATGAGGGAGATAGTGCCGTCGTAACGCCATATATTGTCCGAGGGCACTGCGTTCAATCGCTTCGACTCGCGCCGTTAGTTTTTTATTTCAACATCCAGTTTTGGCGCATACTCTGAATTAATTTTTTCAACCAACTGCATAGATGCACCTGGGATATTTAACACATCGTTTAGTGCCTCTTTACTTTCAGGGGTAATAATTCGGCGTAAATAAGTGACAGTGGGCGCTACTTTATCATTAGCCGTAAGATCATTTAACCAGCCGTTATACGCGGTCATATTCGGCTCAAAAACCAGCTCTTTGCCCATCACGACTAAGGTAATTGTGTTTTTCTTGATACTCATTTTTCCATCCTTTGACGAATTTCGTCCGTTAATTGGTTGTGCCTAACAGCACATTTTCCGTAAATTTCATGGTATTTTAATAATGCAGTGGCTAAATCTGCCCCTGTATTACCGTTTAGTTTCGGTAAAGTTGTCGTGCATTTTGTCAGTAGATTTTCCTGATAAGGCACGTTCTGCATTGTCGATTGCTTCGTTGTACATCCTGACAAAATCATCACTAACACAAAGATGAGTGAATACAGGCTTAATAATTTCGGTGCGTATTTCAGGCGGTTGCGCATTGGCGAGTGCCTCCAATTTATTTTCTAACGTCCTTGCTGATTGACTCGCTAAATCGTGTTGAGCCTTTAAACTGGCGTTATTAACTTCATTAGCTGTTTTTAATGCGACCAGTTCAAGACTGTCTTGATGCCAACCTTTAACCAGCCAGCCCGCCGAAAAAGTCAGAATAAACGCGAAAAAAATCACCGTTGCTTGTTTCATTATTTCACGCCGTTGTGCTCTAACGAGTAGTGATTACCGTCATTAAAACGACCGCCCCACGTACCGCCAATGGATTCCCAATATTCGCCAAGGGGCTGATGGTCAGTTGTCTTTGTGAGATAAACACCCTCTTTAAACAGGTTAAAATCCACAGCCAATCGCTGAGTGTGTAAGCTGTTTTTAATACCAGTGCCCGATTTAGCGTTTAATTTTGCTTGTTCTGGTGTGCGATACGCTTCTGAAAAGGTCAGTTCATAACCGTTGTCGTAAGCAAAGATAATCAAGTCCGCAATCATGCGCGTAAACTTGCGTTGTTTTTCACCCAGTGTCATTTTTTCAACTTCCCTGTCAGTAAGTCACTACCCCGTTTTTTCAGCCATAATTCCACTAATTGAAAGCCTGCAATGCCTAATGCCGAACCTAGCCCCGTAATCGCTAAAGGAGAAATACCAGGGATCCAAATCAGCAATGCCCCCGCCATAACAGAAACCGCAGAGCCTAAAATCATTCGCCCAATAAAAAGGCGTAACGTAATCGGCTCATTACCTGTCATCATTTTGCCCAGGGCAATCAATGCGCCAATAATAATCAAAGAAATAAGTGTCTTATTATGTTCTTCCATGAACATCTATCCTTTTATTACAGTTTGTCGGTAAGTTCTGATTCCAAATATGGAATGCCATTAATGCGCACAAAATCGGGGGAAGTGACGATAAATTTAATTTTATGCGTCATGACTGCCCCGCCTTTGGGGTCAACGTCTAAAATATCGGTGACGTTTAATTTACAGCCGAAAGACTCAACCTTAAGTTCTTCCGTCCCTGCTTTTGCGTACCACATCAAATCGACTAAGGGGATAGCACGCCAAGAACCTGCGCTACGGGCTTTGGCTGTAATCACATTTAAATACTTGGTGGATAATTCCAGCTCACCCTCTGCTGATACATCCCCGTTCACATAACCGTCAGGCACCCCATTGGTTTGAGCGACACCTGTATTGTCTGTAATCGATAGACTGACTTTCTCAACATGAACTAAATCACCGTCGATATTAAAATCAATCGACTGACCCGAAATCCGTTTCCCGCTCATTATTCATTCTCCAAGGACGTGTCTAACAGAATGCCAATGGTGATCCCTTTCGGGCATTCATAAGTTCGCACCGTGATATACACTTCAACGTTATTTTTGTTTTTCCATGTAATAACCACATCGCCTTCTTTCGGTGGTTTTACTTCGCCTGGGAAACTCACCCCATTAATTTGTGTACTGCGTGACATTTCACGTAGCACTTTGGCAAAGTAGGCTTGATGGGCTTCAATACTGGACGGTGTGCTGTTTAAACTGCGGTCAGCAATTTTAGCAATCGCACGAATACGCACTGTGCGCGCGACTTTATCAACGACACGTAGATTCTCAATAGACTGATAATCACCCCCTTCAACATCTAAGGTACGACCATCAGACCAATAAAGTCCGTCATAATCGGGATACCACATCGGCACACTAAAACGCTGTTTTTCCAACGCTTGCAGTGTCGCCAAATCAAGACTTTTCCCCGTGCCGTCTAATGGAAGATACGCACTGCCTAAATCGGTTAATGCGCCCGTTTTAACGCGTGCGGGGCTATCTGCAATCGTCACCGCACGGTTACATAATCGACCCGCTAATGCCCCCGCTTCATTGCCCCATAGCATCGGCACCAATTGAATGGCGGGTTCGGCTTCCCCTTTTGATAACGCAGACAAGCGTTCAACATAGCCCGACCACGCTTCATCGTCTTGCGTTGCACCGACACCTAAAATGGCAAATAACCAGCGCCCGTATTTTGCGATTAAATCAGAGCGTAGGGATTTAGCCGATTGAATAACGGTTTTTGTTGCATCACCAATTAATACATACCCTTCGCAACTGGCAACTGCTTGTGCATCCATCACCGCGTCAACAAATGCCAGTTCTTCCGCATCTTCCGCTAATACATGCACGTAACCCGACCAGTTTTGTCCTGCATTACGCATCGCCGATAATACATTACTTTTTAACGGGCTATCTGGCGCTCCTAACACATCATCGAAATCGGTTTGCGTATTGACCGCAATAGTTTTACCGACATTGGTTTTTCCTTTACCAATAAACAGCAAAATGCGCTCAATTTCCTTTGTTTCGCCTTGAAGTTGGTTATGTTGATTAACCTGTACTGTTGGCCACATAGTAAATTCCTTTTTTATGCACCGTAGCCGATGCCTTGAAGTTGTCTCTCTAATGCTTTAATAAAGTCTTCATCACTGATACCTAAAAACTCACGACTGGGGATATCTACCTCCCAACTGGTTTTTTTAGGTTTATTTTGTAAAAGACGGATTAATAATCCCGCCTGAAAAAAACGCATCTTTCCTGTAATCTCTTTTAAAGGAGGCTTCACCCAACGCTTTCCTTTTTTGATTTTATAGCCCAATGCCCGTAGTTTTTTGGCTTGTTTCGGTGTTGCGGTAGGCTCTGGCTTCTTCTCACTCGTTGCTTTTCGGATATTATTATCGTTGGCATTTTTACGACTAATTTTTGCTGTCATACCATATTGCTGGCTATATCCCACGACACCAGCACCCACAGGTTTACTGCCATTGCGATAATTTCCGCCTCCGAGATAAATACGGACTACGCCTTTTTCGGGAATTTCACGAATTTTTAATAGTTTAGGCATTTTACGGAGCATCTTTTTTTTGTAGTTACCGTGTCGCCCTTGCCATACCTCACCATCAGGTGTCTGCTGGTTTTTTACCGCACGTTTTGAAGCAACAATCACACCGTATTTCGCAATTCGCCAAAGTAACCGCTGGCGCTTTTTCGGTGGCAATTCCAATTCTTTGAGCTGTGCCCGTAATTTTTTTAGTTGCTCTGCATTTAATTGCCCTTGAATGCTCATTTCACACCACGGGGGATCACATCAATATTTTCAGCAAATAACACTTCTGGGTTGGCTAATGACCAACGTTTACCGTCAAATGGCACGAGGCCTTTTTCATCTTCTTTTAACACAATGGCGTCGCTTAATTTAAGGGTGACAACAACCATTGCTATATCCTCGTCCACATCAACATCAATCGTCGGTGGTTCATCATCAAAATCGGGTTCAGTTAAATCTGTTTTTAACTCTTGATACCAGGCCTCAATCAAAATAGGGATATAACGTGTATCTATTTCACGATATGGCCAACGTCCCCAAGCAATTACCGCATCATATTCTTGCGTTAAAATTTGATATTGTTCTTTATCCGACTCATCTTTACCCAAATCTCTGTGAGCACGTTTAAAAACAAGTTCATCCATTTCGCTACTAAATTCTGTCGCGAATAAGGATTCAGGCAAATTTGCACGTAAGAACGCAGTCAATTTTTGTAGTCGGGTCATATCATTTTCACCGTAATGCGAGGCAACTGTTTCATATTGCGAATAACAAAAGTTGATTCCGCTAATAACCGTGACCGTAATTCGTCGCTTTCTTGCTGTGGGTTGGGCGTTCGACTGACAATCGACAAATATTCACCCAATAAATCCGCTTTTGCCCTGGCATACACCGCTTTTTTATACTGCGCACAAAGGGCATTAACGCCTTTTATTTTTGCGCCTGGGGCGTCTTTTGCCTGATTAACACCTTTTGATAGCCAATAACTTTTCACATCTTTTAATTCACAATTAATTTCCGTGACCGTGGTTAATAATGCATCAGCAATAAAATCGGCATCGATATTGGCAGGAATAGCGCGACTTTTTTGAAAATCACCTAAATTTAAATCAGGCCAAAATTCATCATTTGTCAGTGTTTCGTTTTGATAAGTAACGCTATTACCGTTTAACATTCACTTGTACTCGTTTTATTCAAGGTATCGAGTGCATCTAAAGAAAAATACTTTATTAATTGACTCAAAAAATAAACAAAGATGAAGGCTATCGCGGTAATAATCCAACCCGATAAAATCAGACAGATAATTCCAACAATGTCACTGGCGAGGAATAACCAGAAAAATCTATTTTTAGGTGTGTTTGTCACCTCAAAGAAAAGCTTACTTAATTCACTTTTATTTTTTTCAGGTAAATTTTTGATAAATGAAACCGCATACCAAGCAATAAAAACAAAACTGCTACAAAACAAAGCCAATAACACAGTAATCCAAGCCATTGACACACCAATATTTAAAAGACTTTCGTTCTGCGTTAAAACACCCGTTAACAACGGGATTGAAAATAACAGAACGATAACCCAACGTAATATTTTCCCTTTCATCCTTTTATCCTTAAAAAAACGGGCGAACAGGTTTCCCCGACCAATAACAATCAAATTGTTTTGTCTCCACCCTGCCCGTTTTGGCTTGCGGTAGTCTTTACACTTGCTCCAATGCCCGTAATCGTGAGGCAATGCGCAAACGATGCGTTTTAACCCCGCTTTTCGGGTTTAATTGATGTGCTCTAGCAAGATAGGCATCGGCTTGATTCAACGTATCAACACAATCAATTGCACTGGCTCTTGCATCGCCCATATCGCCTTTTAATAACTCTAACGCGTGGAATTTAAACCACTTCGCTTGTATTTTTTCGTGAACTCGCCAAATTTCGGTGACATTCTTAAATGTCCTTGAAAAATAAGGCTCAATGGGGTTTCCTGCTTCCGCTTCTAACTGTGCCCATTCAAGGATGGTGTCAGCCACAAAAGCAGGGAAACCACTTTTAAAATTGTCGGGGGTGCGCTGTCCTTGCGCAATGGCGATATCCGCCCAGTCCAGTCCTTTATCGAACTCCCCCACATCAAATAGCCAAATCGTGCAATACACAAAAATCGGGTTTTGATACACTTCGCCTTCATCTAAATAGCGTTGTGCCGTCGGTAGATACATGGGCAATAATTCATCACGTTTCATGGCCACACGCTCATACGTTTGATTGAGTGCTCGCAGTCGTTTGACATCCCGCTCAATGGCTCGCGCTTGAAGATGCATACTTTCACCGTCAGCAATGGCAATAGCCTGACGCTGTTCAAGTTTTTGTTGCATTTCAATTTTTTGCTTGTGTCTTTGAGCGGGTGATAGCATGACGCTTAACCTTCTACTTTTTCAGTCGGCTCGGTGACTTTACCGATAGTCACGGCAGATTCGTCGATAGAGGCATATAACTCTGGATATTCCAGTGCATAGCCTTCATTACGTAGATATTTATTTTCATACTGTTTACGGTCTTCAACAAATTCCACTTTACGCTGACGAGTACCCCGTTGAGTGTAAACATGCAGGTTGCTTGGAATAGTCACAACCATTCGTTTGCCTGGCATAAATGGCGGTATCATCGCAGGACGACCTGCAATCGTAGAACCGAGCATTTGCGCAGCAATTTTTTCCGTTGGTTTATCGGCTGATTGATATAAACGGTATTGCTCAGCAGAAACCAAATCAGGGCCAACCATCACAACTAATCGAGGATCATTTCTAAATTGTGGTGGAATACAGGTATTAATAAGGTCTGATGCCATCGCATCTAATGAACGGTAATCACCGTTATCATCTAATGTAATCGGGTCAGTCAGAACTTGAGAGCCCTTATTCCACTCTTTGGCGATTTGATGCCAACCTTTGTTAACATCTTCACCATTTGGATTTTTAACTGGGTCAGTATTTTCTGCAACAGATTGACCATTCCAACCAATGTTAATTATATCCAATGAAAAAGAACGCAATATAAAGTCTTGCATTCGTTGAAAAAATTCATTTTCTCCACCTGAATTTGCCCAAACAGATAATAAATCCCATGGCAAACCAGCCCCTGAATCGGTTTCAACTAATTGATATGTATTACCATCGACATTAGTTTGACGTAAAAAACGACCATCTTTTTTACGACCTGTAAAAATACCTGGATTACCCACAGAAATAACCTGACCAGATAACTGGTCAACATCAGCCATGGTAATTAATTGTAGAAATTCTGCGTTTTCTAATAATGCATCACGCAGACTTGTTTCTTGTGGATCTGTTAGATTGAAATAACGATTAACGTTATTAACATTGAATTTGTTAGCTAATGCATTTTCATAACTACTTAAAAACTCTACTGCGCGTTCATTAAGTCGTGACATTCTCAGCGCCCCCTTTTACACGAGATTAGTAAAGCGTTGCTCTTTACTACCGCGTGGATTTTTACTAGGAATGCGTGTTGCCACATCATCCAACTTACTGAATTTACCTAAAATGGAAGATAAGTTATCTTTCAATTGTTTAAATTCAGGTGTATCAACAGCATCTTTGATGACTTCCACATCTTCTTCAACATCTTCCACTTTTTCTGTTGTTGAAGTCAGTTGTGTTTCAATGGCTGTAACACGAATTTCAAGCTCAGATAATGCTTCCGCAAGTGCTTGCATTGCATCCTTGTCACCAACTTCCTCTGGCACATCATCGACGTTCGGCTCTTCGATACCGAAAATGCTACGAAATACGTTCTTTCCCTTTCCTTTTGGCATTTTTTCTTCCTTAAATTCTCTAACCTCATCAATAACCAACGGTTTTGATGCACCATAGCGAAACTTCTTACCGTTTTTATTAAATTGCAGTCGGTCTGTTCCGACACTAGCTGGCGAACAAGTCACGCCCAGCCCTTCAAGATACGTTTTCCCTGTTCCGCGAAAATTGCCTGTCGGGGTAAATTCTGCGGAGGTAAAAAGCAACTGGCCGTCACGATTCGCTTGTAATAAATGCTGATTAGGACGTAGCCGAGCATAAAGTTTTAACGTTCCTTCTTCGTCACGTTCAGCTTTTAGCTCTAACACTTCGCCCATCGAACCGAACCAGCGCTCATGCTCTGGCCAAATACAAGCGGTATAGAGTTTGCGATCATAAAGTTCAGCAGAATCTAAAATCCAACTGTCCTCAATAATTCGACCATCAACCGTATCTCCCGCTGTTGCGATACAAAGCCAATTCGTCATTAATTGTGACATTACATAGCATCCCCCATCCGTGGGTATTATCATCACTTCCGTTTGAGTCAATAGTATTGCGAAATTCCATCAGGTGGGCGAATAGTTAAATTTGGATATGGCGCATAACCAAATTCTTCCCAACGCCAGATAGAATCTGACTAGGCATAATGTTTTACATTATGGCGAACTCACGATATTCAGATGAACTAATAGGGGTAGCGAAATCGCTGTACTTGCGACGCTATACTCCTGCAGAAATTGCAACCGAACTTAATTTGCCGAATAGGCGGATCGTTTACTATTGGGCTGAAAAAGGAAATTGGCAGGATTCACTCAGTCATGAATCGGTTTTAGATGCGATTAATCGACGCATTATTTTGCTCAGTGAGCGAAACAATAAAACGGGTATTGAACAAGAAGAGTTAGACCGTTTAATTGGCCGTCATATTCAATTGATGGCACAACAAAATAAACATGCCGAGAAGTTAGCACAGGCAAAAGCACAAAATAATCAATCTGGCTTCTCAAATGATAATGAGTCTGACGATGGTGAACCAAGGAAGAAAAAACGCTATCGTAAAAATGATATTTCTGAATTAACAGAAGAACAATTTCAGCAATTTGCTGACAAAATGCTTTTTGGCTATCAAAAACATTTACGCAATAACATTAAAAAATCCATTCGTAATATTTTAAAGTCACGCCAAATTGGGGCGACTTGGTATTTTGCGTTTGAAGCACTGGAAAATGCGGTACTCACGGGTGACCCACAAATATTTTTATCGGCCTCAAAACCGCAAGCCGAGGTTTTCCGTTCCTATATTGTCAATATTGCAGAGCAATTTTTCGGGGTGACATTAAAAGGTAACCCGATTCGTTTAAGCAACGGTGCAGAACTTCGCTTTTTATCCACCAATAAAAACACCGCGCAAAGCTATTCTGGTCATCTTTATTGTGACGAATATTTTTGGGTGCCTAACTTTAAACATTTAAATGAAGTTGCCTCTGCAATGGCAACTCACGACAAATGGCGCACAACCTATTTTTCTACGCCTAGCTCAAAAACCCATCCCGCATACCCGTTTTGGACGGGTGACGAATGGCGCGGAAATGAAAAAGAACGCAAGAACGTTAAATTTCCGTCATTTAAAGAAATGCAGGACGGTGGACGCGATTGTCCTGATGGTCAATGGCGTTACGTCATTACGCTGGAAGATGCGATTAAGGGCGGTTTTAACCTGGCATCCATTGAAAAACTTCGCAATCGCTATAACAAAGATACATTCAATATGTTGTATATGTGTGTCTTTGTTGATAGTGGCGCATCCGTTTTTAAATATAACGATTTAGAAAAATGTTGGGTTGATGTAGGGCTATGGGAAGATCACTTTCCTGATGAACCACGCCCATTTGGTAATCGTGAAGTCTGGGGCGGTTATGACCCTGCCCGTTCAGGAGATACCTCCGCATTTGCTATTTTAGCACCGCCTTCTGTACCTGGTGAACGGTTCCGTGTTCTGGCCATTTATTACTGGCAAGGTATGGCGTGGAAACATCAAGCAAAAAAAATCCAAGAACTTTATGGGCGTTATCGCTTCACACATATCGGCATTGATACAACAGGTATAGGTCATGGCGTCTATGAGATGGTGCAAGATTTTGCACCACGTGAAACGATGGAAATTCGTTATAGCCTTAGCATGAAAACCCAACTTGTTTTAAAAATGGTGGATTTAGTCGATGAAGAACGTATCGAATGGGATAGGGAGCAAAAAGAAATCACCGCCAGTTTCTTGGCTATTCGTCGAGACACAACCAGCAAGGGCGGTGCCATGACCTTTGTGGCTGACCGCAGTATGGAAACAGGTCATGCAGACAGTTTTTGGGCAATTGCTCATGGCGCAATTAATGAACCGTTGAACACAGATAATCAACGTAAATCAAAATGGATATTTCAAAAGGCATCGTAATGGCTAAGAAAAAATCACGGAAGAACTTATCTATTTCGGCTTCCCATACTCCTAAAAAAAATATGAGCATTATTACACTGGGCAAACCCGAACCGATATTAACAACGCATACAGACTATCAAAATATCTGGTATGACAATGAACATGATCATTATTCACTCCCGATTGATAGAACCGCGCTTGCTCAATTAGTTAATTTAAATGCCCAACATGGCGGAGTAATTTATGCGCGTCAAAATATGATTTTATCCGATTTTTTAGGTGGTGGTCTTAGCCATGAACAACTAAAAGCGTCCGTAATGAGTTACCTTATTTTTGGTGATACGGCCATTCTAAAAGTGCGAGATTATTGGGGGAATGTCATTCAACTTTTTGTTTTACCGTCACTTTATCTTCGTTGTCGAAAAGACGGTGATTTTGTCATTTTGATAGAAGGTGAACCGTTAGTGTATCCACCTGAAGATATCATTTTTATCAAACAATATGACCCTCAACAGCAAGTTTACGGTATTCCCGATTATATCGGTGGTATACATGCGGCACTCTTAAATAGTGAAGCCACTATTTTTCGTCGTCGGTATTACCACAACGGGGCTCATACGGGCGGTGTTTTTTATTGTAATGACCCGTCTCTCACTGATGAAGTGGAAGCCCAAATCATTAAAAATCTAGAAAATAGCAAAGGCATCGGTAATTTTTCTACGATGTTTGTGCATATTCCCAAAGGCGATCCCGAAGGGATTAAATTTATGCCTATTGGGGATATTTCGGCTAAAGATGAATTTAATAATGTCAAAAATATCAGTGCTCAAGATATTTTAACCGCGCACCGCTTCCCCGCAGGTTTAGCTGGGATTATTCCTGGCAACATTGGCGGTTTAGGCGACCCAATCAAAGCCCGTGAAGCCTATCGACAAGATGAGGTTATCCCCGTGCAACGCATGTTTGAGAATTCCGTCAATAGTGACCCTGAAATACCGTCACATTTGCATATCAACTTTAAGAAAGATAACAACAGTTTGGGTGCAGAATGAGGCAAAAAAAGGTAAAATTACGTAAGTTCGATTATTTTGGAGTTCGTAATATGAAAGTGATGAAAGTCCTCTGCCCCGCGTGCGGTGAAAAGGCAATCATAAGAACAACAAATAGAAAACATCGCCAATTTGCTGACCTTTATTGTCAATGTACAGACTTAGAATGCGGAATGACTTTCGTTTTAAACGTCACTTTTAGCCACACACTAAGTCCTAGCGCCAAAGACGTGAATAAAATGATTGATAAACTGCTACCAGATAATAAACAAATGGCGCTTGATTTACTCAAAGCGCCCATTGCTTAAATTATTGAGCCACATTTTGTGGCTTATTTTTTTCCAATAAGTCCACTCTGGCATTGTCGGCTAACTCAAATATTAATGATAAAACAATATCTTTTTCCTGCGATGTGAAAGAATCAAAACTGCCTACTTTTGCGATAAGTGCAATTCTTTCAAATGCTTCCATGCTTTTTATATTATCTGTCATTATCATACCCTTAAAGAATACTGTATGAATAAACAGTATAATAGCTTTGTGATTTTTGTGAACCCCTAAGTGATAATAATGTGAGATATAATTACTTATTGTGTGACCCCTGATATTTCGTCACGTAATATCGGGTATGGCATGATAATGAATCAATTAAATAGGCTTCGATATCACTTGGTTGTTGAGGCATTGCATAATAGACATCACCCGCCAGACCGCCAAATAATGGCTTTTTAAAATCCTCATGACTAACAAAATAAAATTTTGCACTTTCCAAGACAAATCGCCTAACACTTGTATTTTCAATACCAAGATGATCGCAAAAACAATCTAAAATATGATTAACCTCGCATTCATCGCCAATGAAGAATTTATTTTTCCCTGTTAATAATGCGTTCAAAATTGATTCTAAAGAAAAATACTCCGCATGAGAGAAACTTGCCCTTTCGGACAAAACACTGACTTGCTTAAAATACAGGCGAGCCAATAAATCTAACGTCAGTTTTATTTTTTGCACACTCATAGATTATCTCTCCTCGCTCATACCAATAAATTTGCGATATTTCTCTGCAAGAAAAAAATAGGATGCAATCAAAATATAAAATGGCCATAGCATTGAGTAATCTATCGCTTCACTTAGGCTGTATTTGTCATGATAGCTTTTTTTAGACTTCATCGTTCTGCGTATAAAAAGAACTATTGATATCAATAAATAAAATAAAACCAAGTATTTATACATTCATTCCTCTCAACTTATTTACTTTATTAAAAATGCGGTCTTTTCGTTCATTAAATTGACGGTATTTCAGTTGTGTTGTGCCCGCTCTAATCAAAGAACCATCTTTAAAACTTCTAAACGTCCTATCATCAATGACTATTCCCGACCCATTTCTCATTTTTTGGGCATCCTCTAGGGTAATTTCATGCCCGATTGACCTGAAATTATCTAAAATTTCCGTTACCACCTTTTCTTCATCGTTAATCGTTCGGGTTTCCCCCGTACAGTTATTGACAGAACTCCTAGGTGACGCGTTCGCGCCACTAACAGCAGACTCCGCATGCGCGTCGTCTAACTTCTTCACAATCTTCCATTGTTTCAAACGGGTTAAAATGGGTGTGTCTATGCCGACTAACGTAGAAAAAACTCCTTTTACACGGATCACTTCTTCACCGTATTCGTTAGTGTCTTCCGATTCCTGATACCAAAGGCGCGCGATAAGGTTTTCACGTTTCACAAACGGGCCACCTTGAGCATTGATATAACCCGCCCAATTTCCACCGTCAGCACAATCGTGAACAAGGGCGAACTCAACATCTAAGCCCATCGCTCTATCGTGGTCAGCCATTCGGCGCAATTCACGGTAAACGGTCACAGGCGCACCACCGATAAATTGAAATTGGCGGATATTCCAACGTCCTGCCCATGTTGCTGCCGCCATTGCGGCTTCTTTCATTGGTCTACCGCTTTCATCATCGACTTCACCATCGAGAGCGTAACCATCGACATTTTTTGAAATGTATTTCGCCACATAACCCGTTGCTGACCCTTTTTCGGGATCGATTTCTTCAACGTAAAAACGCGCTTTACGCGCTTTGTCAGTAATTAATTCGTGATTATCTTCTGCTACGGTATAGGCTTTAATAATTGAGCGGATTTCTTCAAGTTGAGACGGCAACATAAATAACAGCATGTGCCAATGAGGTGTACCATCATGATGCGGTTCAGCAACGCGCATCCCAAAGACACGCAAATCTTTACGGTGTAATTTTGCTCTTATTTTACTCCATAGCTTACAAAGGTATTTTTGTGTGTCAGCAGGACTGCAACCATTCCATTTACGGTTACGATAACCGTGTTTTGTTGTCGCATGATATTTAGACGGAGCGGTTAATGTGTAAAACTCACCGACATAACCTAATTCATTACAGATATCTTCAAAACCACGAATACGCACCATCATTTCAGTGCGCTTAATCGCAGGGTTGGCCACACTGCCATAATATTTATCAATCAAGCTGACGCGATTCCCTTCCTCGTCTTCCAGCTCCATGGATTTTAAAAACTCACGTGTCCGATTTTTTTGTTCTTTCCATTCGTTGATGGCGGTTTTACTCGCATAGATATTGGCTTTCTTGCTGACCAAATTGATTGCAATGCTTAAATGCTCACGCCATTGAGACGCATATTTGCGTAAACGGTTAAGCCACCATTTATCTGACATCATGCGAGAAATAGCCGAATCAGCATCTTTCTGATTAAAATAGCGTGTGGTTAATTTTGCCCATCTAGGCACATCTTGTTTAAAACCTGCGGTTATTTTTGAAGCATGTAAAAAAAGTTTGTAGGTTAATTTCAATTCACTATCAGTGATATTTTCTTTACCTACTAACATAAGCTGTTCATTCATTAAGTTAGCGATATCCCATGCAAGATTTTCGATATCTTTTTTTGACATATCAGGCAGGTGATTAAACCGGTTGAAGAAATTACAGTTTTCTACCGTCATTGCAGGCAAAGCATAACGGTCAGTGATCATTTTTATTCTTGGGTAGGTTCTTTCAACAAAGGTTTTCGCAAGATATGCATTAGCGCGTTTGCGACCTTGTTCTTTATCTAAATCGCTATATCGCTTGTTAACAACGATTTGTACTAATTTAGGTTGTTTAGATAATAAGGCTTCCGCATCATGAAACGCCTTATGCTCACGTTCCTTTTGATGGATTTGCTCGTAGGTTTCAAATGGACGTTCAATAGGTTTTGAGGGTTTATCCCATGGTGATACTCTTATATTATGAAATTTTGATGATGCTGAAATAGTCATTTTTAATATCTCAATATAAGGATTTGAAATGGAACATCGATATACACGTGATTGCCCCCGTCCAGACTACGATGAAAAAATTACCGAATGGCTAAATAAACAAAGTAGAAACAGTTGTTCATCAATGTCTTACCCCGTTGCGCTCTATCATGGTGGTTACATTTATCGTTGCATTAAGGGTTCAGGACTTGGTGATTACGTTTCTATATGTGAATTTCTAAAATCTCTTAACTTAGTCAATATGATTGCAGATGATGCTACTTTTCGGGGTTATGATGCCGTGTTCTCAACAATCCCTGACAAGGTTGATTTACTAAAAAGAAAATTTTCACTCTCAGATATCCCTAGAAACGAACCGGCAAAATAACTGCAAGCGATACAGTGATCTTCTGTATCGCCTTTTTTTTCATGAAAAGTTCTCACTAACTAACTCTTGTGCTTGACGTTCTAACTCTGACGCTTCACTTTCCAACAGTTCAGCAACGTCGGCGTAATCCATTTTGTTTTGAATGATAAGACGACGTAACTTGCGGATATGCGAAGCGTATTTATCTGCACAAATTTGCTTTTGTTCATTACGTGCAAATACCAACATGGAATCTAAAGCTAACTCTTGGTCAATTTCAGACACTAAAGCGGGTGTAAAAATGGGTTCTGGTATTGATGTTCTCATAATGTATTTCCTTTATTTAGGTTGCAAAAAGCCCTGACCGATTAAGGTCATTTATTTTTACTTTGGGTTTAATTAATTATTGAGGTAATGCTAATTGTTTAGGTAATAATGCCGTAACGGCTTTAATATGATTAATGGCTTTAATAATGTCGAAAATTTCTTCTGTTTTAAAATCTTCAAATTTTAAATCATGTCTTTCTTTTGGAATGCCTGCCATATATAAAATAACACCTAAGAATTTTTTATTTTCTTGGTAGCAGTCATCAAATCTATCGCGCATATCAAAAAAGAAGCGTTTTAATTCTTCATTTTGTAAACCAAAATGACGAGAACGTAATTTAGCAGTGTGGTTTAATCCATCGACACGTTGAGCAACTGGAATATGAAAGGCTCTTTGTTCGTTTTCAACTTGATTCTGATACATAACAACCTCACTTAAAATGGTATATCTTCAAAATCACTATCTAGGTTATCGCAAACAATAACGACTTCACGCGAAAGCGATTTTAATTCATCATGAATAAGGTCTACCCACAAACCATCATTTAATGCACTATTAACCACATCTATTAATCTTTCACGGAACATTTGTTTTTTGATTTGTAATTCTTTTAAACCTCGGGTAACTACATTTAATCCTTTATTTCTAGCACTAGATATTTCAGCTAACTTTTCAAGAGGTGATTTTTCACTTATATCCAATATTTCTTTTGTACCAATAAAATTCAAAGTGCCAATTTGGACATCATGATGAAACATAACGACTTGTCCATTGAAATTACGATTATGAACATCAATAGATTGATATGATAATGAAGATCTAACAGGCTCTAAATGTGCAATCGAAAATTCAACTGTTGTAATTGACATAAATACCTCTTAACTTAAAGCTGATATTAATAAGTAACCCACAAAGAAAATAAAACTCACAATATAAATAGAATTTTTATTTTCATTTTTAAATGAATCACTGGATAATTTATATTTGTGTTGTTGAAGCTGTAATGAATTTAATTTCATTTTAAAACCTCACATCATTGATGGGCTAAGATTGGTTACTGCATCCACTGCACAGACGAACGCTGGATTAGTATGTAATCTTGCGGATAGTGTTATTCCTGCCAACGTTAAACAACGAATTGCTGTATTAACAGAGCGTTTAAAATCAGCGACTCGCGCATTATTTAAATTACCGCCCGATACTGTATTTGTTGCTAACTTTCCAACCTCACCGACTGCCGTTAATAAATAAGCGGGCACATTAGAATCACTCATTTCATTAACTGGCACTGATGGCTGACATTGCATCTGCTCTAACACACCGTCAAGAATCGATGCGTCTTCGGTTGCATCAGTCAACTTCATTAAATCAACGCACGTTAACTGGTGCGGTTGTTCAGGGTTTAACTTGTTACGCAACATTTGGGCGTTCATGCCGATGCTTTCAGCTATTTGCACTAAATCCCCTTTATGGGTATTTGCGAAAGCTAAACATGCGTTATCAAAGTGCGCTTGTTTGGAAACCTGATAATCAAACATGGTGTTTATTCTTCTTGTGATTCACAATTCGGGATAACAAAGATTGCAAAACGTACACATTCTTGCGAAGTAATTACATTAGCCACTCTTTGTCATAAGATAGCCAATCAACATAAACACGTTCTTTAGGTTTATTTTTAGGCTTTATTTTTAAATCACCTTTATGAATCCAATAACGGGCAGTTCTTATGTTGATACCAGTAATTGCACAAAACTTTTTCAATGGCATAAAACGTTCTGTTTTAAGTACAACCTTGCCATTCTCTTGAGTTTTAATTGTATCGCGCGCAACAATTGGAGCTATTTTCTTAACCCCGTTTTGTGTCGCACTAGTATTTTTTTGTTCCATTATGAGAAATCCTCTATAATCATTGCCACGCATTGACAACCATTAACATTAAATAACGCAAAATGTGATAACTCTATCCTTACGAAATGACAGTTAATCACTATGGGATAACAAGGGAAAGACTAATCCCAAAAGAAACATATGTCAACAATTGTTATCCCGCGTTGATTAATGAGGCAAGAATAACCCAACAAGGGATAATTATGTCCGATAATAATGAAACTAGAGATGCCATAGACCGAATTTGTGAGGCTTATGGTTTTACATCAAGATTGCAACTTGCTGTTTATTTAGGGAAAACAGCAAGTTATATAAATAATAAAGTTGCTCGAAACTCCTTTCCATATGACCTTGTCGTTAAATGTGCCTTGAAAAAAGGAGTTTCTTTAAAGTGGTTAGTTTCAGGGGAGGGAGAAATGTATGAAAATACTAATGAAAACCCTAATAAAAACACTAATGAAGATATTAAAGATGACACCATCTATATACCTACATATATATTCAAAGAATCATCTTTATTTAAAGGTGATAAAGTCATGTTTGACAAGGTAATGCTTCCCTCTTATGAAAATGAATTAGCTATTATTGTTGATAGTGACATTAGATATTTCATTGATATGACTGATAAATTAACCACTGATGGAAAATATTTAATAAGATACTCTGATACCATGAATATAAGAGATTTAACTATCTTACCAGGCAATAAAATCCGTATTGATTGGGGAAAATATCCCATAGATTGCACAATTGATGACATAAAAATCAGTGGGAAAGTGGTTGCTACATATATGGAACACAAGCAATGACTGTTAGAAAAATGGAAAACGGGCAATGGATTTGCGATTTACGCCCAAATGGACGTAACGGAAAAAGAATTAGGAAACTTTTTTCGACCAAAGGTGAAGCCCTAAACTATGAAAAGTACATTTTAGAAGAAACTGAAAATAAACCGTGGCTTGGAGAAAAAGAAGATCTACGCCGATTAGCCGATTTAATTGAGCTATGGTATGACTTATACGGTAGAACATTAAGCGATTCAGATAGAATGCTTTCAAAATTAAAAGGTATATGTGCTGGATTAAACAACCCGATAGCCTCTAACTTAACGGCTACTGAATTTAGTTTATATAGGGAAGGACGACTTAAAGGTGAAATTCCAGACATTCATGGAAGATTAATGCCAATAAAACCAAGAACAGTAAATCACGAACAACGTTATCTATCCGCTGTTTTTGGTACATTAAAGAAACTTGGGCATTGGAATTTACCTAATCCATTAGCAGGGATGCCAACATTCAAGGTTGACGAAAGTATGGTGTCTTTCTTATACCCTAAAGAAATTAAAATTCTTTTAGAAGCATTAGAAAATACATCTAATAAAAGTACATTAATAGTCGCTAAAATTTGTTTAGCTACTGGCGCTAGATGGAGTGAAGCAGAGAATCTGGAAGGTAGCCAAGTAACACCATATCGCATCACTTTTAATAAAACCAAAAGTAAGAAAGTCCGAACCGTTCCTATATCTAAAGAACTCTATGAAGAAATCCCCAAAAAAAGGGGGAGATTATTTACACCATGCCGAAAAAATTTTGAACGAATAGTGAATAAATCAGGTATTGAGTTACCAGAAGGACAATGTACTCATGTATTACGACACACGTTCGCCAGCCATTTTATGATGAACGGGGGAAATATATTGGTACTAAGAGACATACTTGGTCACTCGGATATAAAAATGACAATGGTTTATGCTCACTTTGCACCAAGTCATTTAGAAGATGCTGTTACTAAAAACCCTTTAAATTTTATTCCTGATTAATTCACACATACAATATTTATTCCATTCATTCATAATGTCCACAAACTGTCCACAGAGCACATTAACTGGCTGTAATGAATGGCAACCATCGTTAACAATTTGCACTTAATTCATTGAAAAACATCATAACTTATTGTTTTATAAAAAACACAATAAAAATGTAGAAATTTCGGACGCGGGTTCAACTCCCGCCAGCTCCACCAAATTTGGTGGGTCAGTGATAGGACAACGGTTTCAAAAACAAGAAGTTAGCGAAATCATTAAGACTATACACTGACAACAAAAGGACTTGAAAGTGCACGCGAAATGCACGTGCATTTGAATAAAGAGCCCTGAGGGTAACTCCTTGGGGTTTTCTATTTGTAACAAAATGTAATAAAATATTTCATTCAATCCCTTCGTTAGAAAGAATTTCTGAGCAATATTAATTCATTAAATACGAAATAATATGCATATCACCTAATCCTCTTGCTTAACACGTTAAGATGATAACCCCTTTTATTTGTATGTCTTATTGGTTCCTTATTGTAGGATAGATGTAACCCACAATAAGGGATTGCACAAATGAGAATGACTCAGCACAGCAAGTGAAATTATCTAGAATTAAAACTTTCAAACGCATTGAAAATAAGAATTATTACCATTAATATGGGTATCCTATAAAATAGGACTAATTATTCATTAGGAGCTGAATATGACTAAAAAATATTATATTCATAATATGTTCTGGGGCTATTTTATGATGTTGGTGATGATTTATCTTAATTATAACGATCACACTATTGAAGGCGTATTAATGCTAACTTTAAGCATACCTAGTGCAATTTTTTTTCCTTTCTCCAAGATGCTTATCGAAAAATTCACATTAAAATATACAACAAAAAAATTCTGGAATACTGGATTATTTATAAATACACCAGCTAAACATGGTGGAGTAGCTCTATACCACTTATTTTGTTTTATATTTTCAATTCCATTTAGCATGATATATCTAGCTCTATATTTCACAAAAAATAGGATAACCAATTAAAATCGATTATCCTATTAGCCTACATATTAAATACCTATCGCACTGCTGACTTTTTCAACCAAAGCATCGTCAATCAAGGCACCAACTGTTGCAATGATGAGGGCATACCCTAAAATTCCAACAGGCCCACCGACAATTAAACTAAAGGCAAAGGCTGTCAATGCCACTGCTGCCATACCAGCAGTAATTGCAGTGGCTTTAACAAAAAATGGACGCCAATTTCCTGTTTTAACCGCTTTTTTAAATTCAACAAGTAATTCCACGGCATTAATCGCGTGATTGGTATATCCAAGCCCTTTACCAAATTTACCTAAGTTTGAAGCTAACTGTTTTGCATCAATAGATTCTAATGCTTTTATAATAGCAGCTCTATCTTTGGCATTAATTTTATTATTAATATTCTGCCCATATTTTTCATATGTACGCAATGCATCCTCTACACTTCTGATTGTTTTTCCTTTTGCTTGTTCTGCTAATTCTCTAGATAATTGAGCCGCCTTTTTACCAAATTCTTGAGTTACTTTCTCATAAAATGAAATTGTAAATTTCACACCATCTTTGATGTCATTAAATTCTTTTTCCTGCTGAGGGCGAGGATCTTTATCCTTAAGTTTCATTGCAGGAAAGCCTGAATAAACATATAAAGGAGGTAAGTTTGAATTTTTAGGAAACACAATAATTGCATCATTAAATTGATGTGGAGATGGTACTTCTATCCTTTTGTTTTCTACCTTATTAGGTAATTCTATTTTTTCTGGATATGAGAATTTTTTATTTTCATTTGAATGTTTTTGAATAATATTTCCTTGTAAACCAAGGCCGCTAGGAGAACTAGTGGGCCTAAGTAAATATTCTATTCCTAAATTCTTTATATCTACATGATAGCTATTAGCAGCGTAATTAACTTTATATACAGGAACTTCTTTTGTCACCAATACACCATCAGTTCCAACTAACGCGGCATTCGCTTTATTGTTTTCTTTAATTATAGCCATTCTTGCATTAACATTAATTGTTCCATTGTTTTTTGCAATTTCATTAAGTTTTCCAGACATCAAATCAGGATTATTAATTAAGTTTTCTGCAGGGATAGTAGACATAAGATCAAATTCATTAGATGAATTATTATCAAACTCACTAAACTCCATAAAATTTACTGAGTTCACTTTATTATCATCAATGCTATTTTCTTTACTGTATAAACTAATAACTGACTCTATCAATTTATCTTGAATTAAATTAACAGCCTCTTTCGTAAGAAAATATTTCTTTTTAAATGTTTCGAGTTGCTCAATAACAACACCATTAAAATGCATTACACCTTTGTTTGTAACTAATTCTTTATTATTTGAACTAGTGTTTAATTTATTATTATTGCTAGAAATAATCACAGGTTTTTGCGGTTTATTTACTTTAAATTTAGTATTTGGATTAAAGGGTGATGTCCCACCATTACCCAAGTTAGGAGACGGATATTCATCTTTATCACTATCAGCAAGAGTGGGTATTTTTGACCAATTAAAATCATGATTAGACTTATTAATTGGTATCCCACTTAGCACTGCCACTAGATGCTCCTCCGCACCATTATCACTTACTTTTCCTCCATCTGTTATCCAACCGCCATCGCCTTCGGTATCGTAAGTCCAGCCATAATGTTTGATGTCACGAATAATATCGGCCGGAAGCCCAGGATATTGATCAACGTTAGCTCTTGTAATAAGCATATAAACTCCTTTTTATATTTAATAACACACAGTCACTGTATGCAAATACAGTATATTCAATAATAATCGTAAAACAATCGTCTTATTTCGGCTATATTCGGAATGGTTATCATTAGTATTTAACCCTTCCTTGGGTTAAATATATTTGATTATTTATCAATTTCTGGTGTCTTATCGGTGTCCTGATTTTCTTCCTCTTCTTTTTGTCTGCGCTCCTCTTCCACCTTCTGCGCTTCTTCCATCTCTCGCATTCTCACGTTATAGATTGATTGCTCTGGCATCTGTACACGAACAGAGATAAAACGACCATCAGGGATATCAATTGGGTCACCGTCTTTGTAACCATCAATATCATTACGGGCGAATTTAGGTGCGTTATGGTGAGTTCGATGATACGTTCTCACAAGGATAGAACCGTCCTCCATAACGTCAGAGTCTACCCATATCAACGGCTGTTTATTAACATCAAGTGGAATTTCAATACCTCCATCGACACCGCCCCAACCTGCATCTGAGTTAAAGCCTAAAACACCTTCGATGAAATATTCACCTTGAGCTACTCGAGTAACCGTAGCACCTTCTGATTCGTCGTTAGTGATGAATGAACCATCAGAATTGATATTAATTATTGGGGGGGCTTTCTTAATAAACCCTTGCGGAGCTATTGTGAATGAGTACCCGCCACTCATCCGCAAGTAACGGGTATCGTTTTATTTCATCCCTTAAAAAATTAAGGCATTCTTAACGTGACAATGAATGCTGTATATCCGGCTGCAGCATCTTCCTGAATATTTTCAATGGCCAACTGATTATTTTCTGATATTTTGTTCTCATTAAATAATTTAGTTTTGCCTGACCAAGATGCACTTCCATCTGGACGGAATCCAGGATTCAGCCAGTGACCACCATCGATACCTGAAATCCACAGATTACGCTTTGTTGCCTCCTGACACACTTCAATTGCAGCTTTTGGTGATAAGTACATGCAGGCGTTGCCTTTTAATTTAAAGAATTCTTCACCATTGTTATATAATACGTTGTAATCAAATAATTTTTTTTCCATCATTGTTTCTCCCATTGAATTCGTGAGTCATCAATCCATCTAGGATCATTTTTATTACTAACCTGTGCTACTTCTCCGGTGCGATCATTCACCACCACATATTTTCCTGGCTCACCATACACTGTGGCTGGATCATTACGACCTAAACCATCATCCGTATTTTTAGGTCTACGCTGATCAACAGATTTTCCTTTAGCACCTTTAGCAATAACATCTTGGATATCTTTTTCACTCCAACCATGTCCTCCCATCTGGTCTTGAATTTTTCCTTCAATTTTAATTTCCGAAGAATTGTCTTTTTTCCCTGTCGACAAATAGATCGGTTTTATCCCTAATTCCCACGGAAAAATCAAAATCACGGGCTCTCGCAATATCGACTGTCTTTTTTCATTTTCGCTGAAAAAAGTAGGTGCTTCTAACGGCAATTCATTAAATCTTGAAATATCATACACCTTACCAGGTAGATACCTATGCCTTTTCGGTTGAGGTGGGGCGATACCTTTTAAAATCGTCGCATTGCCTATTTGAACCTTTCTTTCTTGTTTTTCATTTGGTAACGTATAGGCAAAAACACCTTTCTCGGCCGTTTTTCTCGCATCTACCACGCGTGTTTTAACTGGGGTCTCCGTTTTCACTAGTTCAATTTGCTTTGCTCCGTTCACCCCCTTTTCAACAATAACGGCAGACGTATTTATCATGCCTTTTTGTTTCGCTATTTCTCTTAACTGAGTTTCTTTCGGAATATTTAATACCCTACCTTCCCTCGTTAATGCGGTTTCTCTATTTTTAGGGTATTCATCATAAATCATGGCTGGGTAGCGATCACTGCCTTCACCCACCGGAGGTGAGTACAACATCAGCCCTGCCCCTAAACCCAGTGCCCGACCTAAAATCGCTCCTAACGTTTCTATTGCTGTTGTTGTACTAGCAGTGGTTAACGTAGGCGTAAAAACAGCAACAGGCGCGAGTGTCGCTTTATTAAGCGTTTTTCCTGGAATAAGCGTCGATTGTGCGGAGGTGATAGCCAAATTTAACTCTGAGGGGATTGGTTTATTGATATAATTACCCTGAGTGAAATGTGTAATCGAATCAAAAGTATCAATCGCTTTCTTTAATGCAAATCTCTGCATGCCAATAAATTGAGCATAACGTTGCATAAAGATTTTATGCGCTTTAGCGTACTCCCCTGAATGATAGAGATCCATCATCTCTTTGCAATGCTTATCTTTAGTCAAAAATTGGCAGTCCATTTTGCCACAGACAGGACAAATATTTCTTTTCATCAAATCCAATGACTTGATAATGGGTAGCCTTTTTTCATCCATAAAAATTTCCTTATTCATTTATCTGGATAAAGATAGAGTATATTAAATGCTCGACAAGCTAAGTATGATTTACACTGTATATAAAAACAGTGCATGTAGCGTAAATACCCTCAAGCAACCCATTTATTTAGGTCACATTAGGAATGATTATTATTATCATTTAATTTTCCCTTGAGCAAAATAAATATAATCAACCCATTATCAATTTTGGTATCTTATTGGGTCCTAATTTTCTTCCTCTTCTTTTTGTCTGCGTTCTTCTTCCTAATCAACGGATACAATATTGTTCGTCGGAATATCAGGAGATTCATAAAAAACATAATATTCAATGTTCTATGAGAGATAGTTATGACTGTTATCAAAATACATTAGCAGAGTGAGTCAATGGGATATTAAAAATAGAATACTAGTTAATAAAGCCGAGAAATTTAGAACAAGCTCAGAGATTGGTTGACGAATCAATACAGATATAGTCATTACTAGCTATCAAACCGTGGAGCTAATACCTCTCGATTGCCATTACAATTTTGTTCACTAACGATACCCTGTAATTCTAACTGCTCTATAATCCTTGCTGCTCTGTTATAACCGATTCGAAATTGTCTCTGAATACCTGAAATAGAAACCCACTGTTTTTCTACCGTAAATTCAACCACTTGAGCAAATAATGGGTCAAGCTCTTCAGCTGACATATTTGTATTCTGGACATCATCATAAAGATTAAGATAATTCACGCTTCCCCATCGTTTACAATAATCGACTGCATCCCTAATATCTGAATCACTCACATAGGCACCTTGAATTCTTATAGGTTCAGAGAAACTCGGTGATACAAATAACATGTCACCCAAACCAAATAGTGACTCAGCGCCATACTGTCTAAGAATTAAATTAGAATCAGCCCTAGACGATACAGAAAGAGCAATACGTGTAGCGATATTAATTCGAAGCTGTGAACCGATACTGGTGGATAAAGGGCTACGAGTCGTTAGTATTAGATGAATGCCAACCGCATAACCTTGCTGACTCAATAGAACTAACATCTCTCCTATTTGTTTATACTCGCCAATGAGTTGAACATAATCATCAACACAAACAACAATTTCAGGCTCACTGTCTAAATAAGGATGCTCACTATAATTTTCATTAGAGCGCCCAAAAGGATCAGGTATAGGCTTACCTAACTCTTTTGCATTTGATATTACCTTATTGTAACCACTCAAATTGCGCTGATTTAACGCACTAAATAATTTTTGACGGCGTTGCAATTCAGAGACTAAAAACGATAATGGCTTTATTGATTCAATAGAATCAGAGACAACAGGAAACAATAAGTGGGGTATATCGTTGTATAAACTGAGTTCAAGCTGGCTTGTATCAAACATCACAAAGCGAACTTTATCCGGTGGGTTTCTGTATAAAATGCTCATTACCAAGGAATGCATTAACATTGACTTACCTGAGCGCGTTACACCTGCAATAAGTAAATGTGGCATTTGAGCTAAATCCCAGCCTATTGGTTCTCCTATAATATCTTCTCCTAACATGACAGAAAGGGTAGATAACCCATTGATTCCGCTCCATAGATTAAAGCATTCAACAAAAGACACCGCTCGACGATAGGTATTAGTCACTCTTAATCCGATATAAGGTGTACCCGCAATAAAATCAATAACTTTTATATCAACGACGCTCAGGGAACGACACAATTCTGGCACTAACGCTATCACTTGAGAGACTTTTATCCCTCTACCCAATTCGATTCTAAAGAGTGTAAATGTTGCGCCTTCATCATAACCGACAACCTCACCTTTTATTTGGTATTGCAGAAAGCAAGACTCAATCGCTTGGGCCATTAAGCCTAGTTTTTGAGGTGACCAGCAAAGCTCAGAGGTATGAATAAACGGTTGTGCCATCAATTCCTCCCATCTAGGGGGTTAATTCAGTAAATTAGAGTCACCTTCGATATTTCAGCAATTACCAATCACCCCAATTGATATTTCTTAAAGTTCTCGGCTTGTTCCAGCACACTTTTATATACTTCATCATTGGCCACTGGCGGAAAACCATAACGATGTAATAACAAAATCAAGTCAACTTTCAGCTTCGCTTTAATATCTTCCCGGTTGCTCCAGTCAGGGTATTGTGTGCTGTCATCGACAATAAGTTTCATGTCCTTAGCAAGTGCCAGCATTTTGTCGTCATCGTAGGTGAAATCGTATTTCTGGCACATATGCTGCAAAATATCGAGGAAGGCTTTCTCCTCCATATCGATGCCGATATCCTCAAACGACATCATTTCTGCCTTGATGTCATAAATCATATCCGCCATTTGTGCAGTGAAATCGTCGAACTCCTCGCCATTGAGCACATCATTTTCTTTGCGTTGGTTATACTGCTCAACCAATGCTTGGAATCGCTTGGAGAAATTAATCCCTTGCAGCTGATTGACCTTTTGGAAATCACTAATGGCCTTTTGGAGCATCTTTTGCAACAGTTGCATTTTGGTATTCGGCAACTTAATTTTATTGATGCGAGCCATGTATTCATCATCAAAAATATCGATATTTTCAGCTTTTTCGTCCCCTAAAGTGAAGATCTCTTCCACGCCTTCGGCTTTGAGGGCTTCCGCTATCATCTCACGTACTTTTTGATTCATCTGCGCCGTATCAGGGGCATCACCTTTGGTTAATTTATAGACTATAGAGCGTACTGCCAAATAAAAATGGATATGTTCACGTTCATCTTGGGTGATATCTTCACTGCCCACGCAAATATCATAAGCGGCTTTCAACCGCTTTACTAAGCCCATAAAGCGCAGTTCAATTTTCTTGGTTTGCAGGACAAACTCAGCCGCCCGATTAAGGCAGTCTAATTGCCGTGTTGGCGAGCCTGAAAAGTAATCGCGACTATCGAATTGATGAAATACCTGTGAAAGCAAATTGAGGTGATTACGGACTTCTACAATGGATTGCTGAACATCTTCAAAGTTAGATTTATCGGCTTTAGAATACATCGCCAGCGCCATATTCATACGGCTTTTAATCCCGATATAGTCAACAACCAACCCCTTCTCTTTCCCCTCAAAACGACGATTCACTCGAGAAATGGTTTGAATAAGGTTATGCTTTTGTAGCGGCTTGTCGATATAGATGGTATCTAGCTCAGGCACATCAAAGCCCGTCAGCCACATATCCACCACAATGGCGATTTTAAAGTTGGATTTCGGGTTCTTAAACTGTTTATCTAACTCTCTGCGGTAGTCTTTTGTTCCCAGTAAGTTGTACATCGCCTCATGATCATCTTTCCCACGAGTCATCACCATATTGACCATTGGTAAAGACATTAACTCGCTTTTCTCTTGTTCGGTGAGTTCCACACCGTCAATTGCTTGTTTCGCTTCAAACCACTCTGGCCGTTGTAATTTTAGGCTCTGATAAAACGCATAAGCAATGTCACGGCTGGCACAAACCACCATCGCTTTCCCTTTGATGGTTGAGCCTTCTTCTACTCGTTTTTCATAATGTTGCGCAAAATCTTTCGCTAGCGCATCAATACGATCAGGATCACCCAAAATAGAGTTCATGTTCGCCATGGCTTTTTTGCTTTCTTCTATCTGATATTCGCTAGTGCCTTGGGCTTCACATTCTTGATAATAACGTTCGATCTCTTCTAGTTTGCTGTTATCAAGGGCAATTTTAGCCGCACGCCCTTCGTACACAATGCGCACGGTGATTTCATCATTCACTGATTCGGTCATGGTGTAGCTATCGATAGTTTCCCCGAAGACATCTAGGGTGGCGTCGATAGGCGTTCCGGTAAAACCGACGTAAGTAGCATTCGGCAGTGAATCATGTAGATATTTAGCAAAGCCGTAGGTCTTTTTAACCGTACCGTCTTCTTGGTTGATGATAATTTTTTGGTCGAGATTGATTTGGCTACGGTGAGCTTCATCTGAGATACAGATAATATTACTGCGCTCAGAAAGCAGTTGGATATCTTCAGTAAATTTATGAATGGTGGTGAGGAATACCCCGCCACTAGCACGCCCTGCTAGCTTATCACGTAAATCTTGGCGACTGGTGACGGGCACAATAATTTCATCGCCAATAAAAGCTTTTGCATTGCAAAACTGTTTTGCCAACTGTTCATCAAGATCGGTGCGATCAGTGATTAAAATAATCGTTGGGCTGGCAAAATCGACGCTTTTCATCAATAGACGCGCTAAAAACTGCATGGTGTAGCTTTTACCACACCCTGTGGCGCCAAAGTAGGTGCCCCCTTTACCACTACCACCGATATTTTCGCCATCCGCAGTGATCTGTTTACGCTCTTTCTCAATGTTGTAATAGAGCTTACGAGCCGCGTAATACTGTGGGTAGCGGCAGCACACTTTCACTTCATGCTTACTGGTATCAGGGAAGAAAACAAAGTTTTTTAGTACGTCCAATAAACGAGCAGGATGGAATAACCCTTCAATTAAAGTGTACAGGCCGTTGATGCCCTGCTTTTCCGTTGATTCGTTGCCGTTAATTTTACGCCATGCGTAGTAGAATTCATAAGGAGCAAACAGGTTACCCATTTTGTTATTCACGCCATCGCTAAGAATACACAAGGCGTTATAGACAAATAACTTGGGAATATCGCGACGATAACGCACACAAAGCTGTGTCCATGCATCAAATAGCGTTGCCTCTTCCTCACGCACTGCCGATTTGAATTCGAATACCACCAGCGGTAGCCCATTGACGTATAAAATCGCATCAGGGATGCGCAGTTGCACCCCGCCGTCTCGCGCCTGACCTTCTATTTCTAACTGATTAACTAGCCGATAGCGATTATTATCTGCTACGGATAGCTCGACTTCCCCTGCAAATAATTTTACTAATTGGTCGGGCAAGGTTTGAGTATCGATAAGTTCGATATATAGGTCTTTTTGGTTGCGATCTTCGCGCTTAAGTAAAAAGCCGTTACTGAGCCAATGGCAGAAGGTTTTGTTGCTTTGGTAGAGATCACTCGCAGGGAAAGACTGCAACTGCTGTACAATCTTAGTGATCTCACCGTCGGTGATGCCATCTGCTTGATACTGTTTAGCAAGATACTGGCGCAAATCATCCACTATCAATACTTCACTGTTGTTTTTGCGAGGAATAGTAATGCCGAGATAATGCGGATAGCAGGTTTGCCCAGCATTGTTTGTATGTTGTCCTAACAGTTCTATTATCGCCTGTTCCAATTTAGCTTCAGTGAAGATATGGCTCAT